CTATCTACTTACAGCAATCTTCACATTAAGAATTTTTATAACCATTTCTGCTGCCCTTGTTGCCTGATCGTTATAGTCCTTAGCCAAGGGACTATTAATCAAATCACCATTCTGATGATGAATGAAAACATGTGACAGTTCCCACGCAAGCTCATAACAAGCTCTCTCTATTGTCACGCCAGTACAAATGCCTATTCGATTATCTTTCAGCATACTGAACACTCCTGGAAATGGACACGACTTTACTTTAATGCCTTTGTCCTCTGCTACCTTCAAAAGTACTTTTAACATCCTGATAGGATCGTCCATCTGCGGCAGTTCATCTTTCTTCGGATTCTCAACTGGTGCTGGCCTCGTCTCCACCGTCACTGGTACGTTTTGTTCTTCCTCTGCTCTGAAGTAGTAGTCTACCAGGTAATCATATACTTCCCACGCTTTGTCAGTGTTCAAAGACTTTGCGTGGAGCAATGCCCCTTTTTCTGTCCAGAGGTAGAGATGACTTGCACGATTCGCAACGAGGTAAGGATTCCTTACCTGCTTCTTAAAGGCTTTCAGTTCATCACCCGTAAGCGCAATATAATGTTTCTCTTCAACAAACCTACTTCTATTTGCATTAAAATTCGTCTTAATAGTGTCTGTTGTTGTTTGGTATGCTTCTGCTAATTGTTTGCTAGTAAGAACCCTGATTCCTTTAACCTCTACAGTTACTGGTAATTGCATAATAAAATACCTCCATTTTGTAATTTGCCAAAACAGAGGTACAGTGCTATAATATTTATACCTCTATTTTGGGGGTGGGTAGTCGGTTTCACTTTCTCAGGGTGCGACTACCCTTTTTTCTTATAAATTGCCCCGTAATGTAGCGTTTGTGTCACTATCGCATCTTCATATTCTGTCACATAAAATATATCTGGCATTTTTTCAAAGAAATATTTAAGGCTTATATTAAAAAATTCTCCTTGTACGCCTCTTCCTGGTCTTGGCGGAACTCTAAATTCCTGAAAATAATTATGCAAAATCTCTTCATTCTCCCAAAAATTCAAATGCGGTGGTGACAAACAAAATATTGTTCCTTTTCTTCCTATATTGGACAATCTGGCTTTAGGCATGCTCGTTGCTCCTATTTTTACCAAATAAAATCCTTGTAGAACAGGAATTTTTACAGCATAGCAAAATCCCATTTCGGGATTAAATGCTCCTGACGGGAAATCACGATTTCCTATTCTACACCTCCATTTCTTAGGCATTTTTATCGTTCCTTCCCATTCTTTGATACCGTTCCTCTATTCCATTTCTTACTACTTCTGAACGGTTTGTATTTTCTTTTTCGCATATTTCATCTAGCTTATCAACCGTCTCTTTATCCATTCTAACACGGAGCATATAATCTTTAAGACTTGCTGTCGGTCTTCCAACTTTCTTTGTAGCCATTTCCTCACCTCTTTTTGTTGCTACAATATTTATTCTAATTTAGTAGCAACAAAAAGTCAAGAGGTAATTTCCATTTCCTTCTAAATTTTCTTAATGCTATCCGCCCAGGCATACCCTATGTACTGATCGGCCACACAGACCTTGTACCAGTTGTCCTCATAGCCGTCCCGGCCTAAGACATCCACACGGTTTCCTTTGACAAGCTTCGGCCACCCGGTGATCGCATCCGAAGCCTTCTTCGGTTCCAGATGGACCACACAGGTCTTCTGCACCTCGCCCACAAACCTGGCAAAGCCCTGTTCTGTACGATTGTCTTTATAAGCCTCTGTATCTACCGGCTTGACGCTGTCCGCCCAGACATAGCCGATATGCTCATCTGCGATGTAGACTTTATACCAGCCGTCCTGATAGCCATAACGGCCCAAGACATCCACCAAGTTGCCCGGAGCCAGCTTCGGATATCCCGTGATCGCAGGAGAGGCTTTCTTGGCAGCCTCATGGACCGCACAGGTCTTCTGTACTTCACCTACGAATCTGGCAAACCCTTTCTGAGTCTGTTCTTTCTTCTTCACCTCTGCGCTCAGCTTTTTTTGGGTAGCTGGCCCGGCATTTCCGTCCTGTTCCAAACCATAATCTCCCTGGAATTCCTGGGTTGCTGCCTTGGTAGCTGGACCGAAATCCCCGTCCGCTCCGTTCTTTCCGCAGTTATAACCGATCTCAATCAGATTCTTCTGATACACCTTCACAGCTTCTCCTTGATCGCCCTCACAAAGGTAATCCTTCTGTGGTGTGTTTCCCAGATGCTCATCCATCCAGGCAGCTGCCACATTCCAGTCTATCCGGCAGAACTTTGTCCCCGGAAGCTTACTGTTAAAATACGATTTTGCGCAGACCCCTCCGCCGTTGGCAATCACCCCGGATGCCCCGGAAGTATTACCTTCAATAGTGGTAAATTTATCTCCATTTACAGCAGTAACAATCCCTGTATGGGCGAACGTGCCGCCTCGGTAAAAGATCACGATATCTCCCACCTCCGGGTTTGCATACTGGGTAAACAGGCCTGCCAGCGTCGGACAATACACATACGGCCAGTGTTTTAACAGCGCTGCCGCCGTCGCCTGGTCAAAGGCCTTCATGAATATCCAGGAGACAAAAGCCGCGCACCATGCCTGCCCCTGATAAGCCGGATAGACATCCCTCCAATATTTAGTGTAGTTATTGCTGCCGGCATTCGCCGTCTTATCGTCAAGCTGGCTGTTAGAGCTTTTCTCCAGATAGCCGATTTCCCCGGACGCAATGGAAATCACACGGTTTATCGCATCATTCTTGCTGTACATGCTTGTTTCCTCCTTATAATTCTTATAAAACACATCCATATCCACATTCCCATGAATCCCGGACACCCGTCCTTTCGAGCTGTACTGCCATCCTGCCCCAACGGTTGGCCGCAGCCGCTCCTGGATAGTTCCGTTGTCATTGTATGGGTAGGCCGCAATCCAAAAATCATACTGCTTACAGTCGCTGGGAATCACATTATCATACCAGTCCTTGTTACTGTAAATACCAAACCGATACCCCGCGGATGTCACTGCTGCCCAAAAGGTTTTTACCATTGTAGATAAGGTGCTTTTGGGAAGTTCTCTTTGGCGGTCATATTCCAGATCCAGCCAGATTGGGAAGTCCAGCTCCCTTCCGCCCAAAGTATCAATAACGGCTTCCGCTTCTTCTTGAATCTCTGCTACGGACATGGCATAGCTGTACTTGTAGACACCTACAGGAATTCCGTTGTCTATACATCCCTGGTAATTGTGCCAAAAACTTGCATCTACACCGTACCGTTCCGTGATCCGCAGGATTGCAAACTGGATTCCTGCATTTTTAACCTTTTTCCAGTCCGGTTTCCCCTGATAACTGGATACATCAATTCCTTTGATTTCCATAACTTCCTCCAAACACAAAAAGAGAACCCTTTCGGATTCTCATAAATACCAAAATATGCTATAATACCTGTGTTGCCACTCCTATACCGGCACGGGAGGGAGACACTTATAACTTTTCTTCTTTCTGTCACGGCAGGTGTGGTTTGCCACCTCATCTGCAAATGGCTGGACAAAGAGAAGTAGCCGGCAACCAGCCTAGGGCATAAGCCACCCTGCAAAAACGGAATAGAAAACCCCAGAGGATGCCGCCTCCGGGGTTTTTGCTGACTTACAGAAGTCACTTATAACTTTTGCCTACTGGCATTATAGCATATGCAGTTTTCTATTTCAAGATTCTTTATTTTACTTTTTCCATCAAGGCTTCTTGTAATACCTGGGAAAAATTCACTCCCGCTTTGATGGCTGCATCGTTTAACCATTCAGGGATACTAAGCGTTTTCTTTACCGCCCGTGAATTATGTTTCCTCTGATATTCCATCATGTCAAACTCCACAATCACCAATACTCCGTTATCTACGGTTATCTGATCTACCTCTGTCGGTTTTGGAATCTCTTCTTTTTCTTCTGCTCTTCCCGTTAAAACAAGTCCAAGTGCCTCTACTGCCATCTCATAGGCTTCCTGCATATCATCCCCCTCTGTCAGACATTCCGGAAAATCAGGAAACGATATCCAAAAACCACCTTCTTCTGCTTTGTGAAATACTGCTGGATAAAATAACTTGTTCATACGTGATACCTCCGCGTCATATTTCAGGCGCAGGGCTTATCTTAGCCCTGCCTGTTTTAGTATTGCCTGCTCCAGACCTTTTTTCATCGCCTTGGAGTGATAAGGAACAACTACAGATCTCCCAGTAGTTTGGTTTCTCATGGTGATATGAGAACCATTTTGTCTGATTTCCTCAAACCCGTTCTTTTTGAGATGTTTTATCATCTCTCTCGGCGTCATTGGCATCGTAAGTATCTCCTTTCCTTATCATGCTCTTATTGTACCACGTATTTTTACGTATGTCAATTATTTTACGTATTTTTACGTATCTCATTCTTTCTCTGAATCTTTATTCACAATCTTATCTGCCACTTCCAGCCCTTTGATTAAAATTACAGGCACATGAAAACCTGCCTCCACAAAGTTCTCGCAGATCGACCGGATCTCATTTACCAAAAGGCTCGCCAGCACAAACCAGCCCAGCAGTGTGGTGATCCCCAAGTCTATACTGATGGCCTTGCCGATCTCAATAAATACGGCGGACGCCCCAAAAGCTACCATCACCATCAACCAGTAACCCAGTTTCTTTAGGACTCCCTGCCAACCTTTGACAGAATTTTCCTTCTGGTTTATGCGGCTTTTCATCCACCCCGTCAGCCAGTCAGCCACATTCAAAAGCAAAAAAGCCACAAATAAAATCCAATGTTCCCCCAAAATATAAGAGAGGACGGCCACCACCGTCCCCACAATCACGTTATACCCGTCAATGATCGGTTCCGCATAATTCATTTTCCTCATACCCTCCGCTCCTTAATCTGTAAAATAAATCGCATGTAAAAAGATGGCTGTATTTGCCTGTATGGCCTCATAGCCACCGGAATTCGAAGAAAACGCACGGGATACTGTCACGGTTCCGTCCACGTTTACATGAATCTGAAAAACTTTGTCCACATTTGTATAACCTGGACAAATCACCATCTTAGAAGGTCGGTATTCTTCCGGCAGCGTAATCCCTATCCGCACTTCCGTCGTAGAGCCTCCAATGTTATTTTTCGTATTTCTCACTCCACCTGACAATTCCACCACGTTTCCGCGTTTTCTCACCTGCGGCTGATGTCCGTAAACCACCTCATAATTCCCATCCGGTGTTAATGTCACCCAGCCGGTATCCTTCTCCAAAAATGTTTTCAGCGTATTAAGCGTTGCCTTTTTAGTTCCCTCGGCATCTTCTAGCGCGATCTGGTCGCTTTCCTCCAGGGATGTTTTCTCCTGTAGCTCTCCAATCGCCACTCTCTTATAAATTTCAGCCACTGTTTCCCTCCTTTACCTGAATTGGGCTTTTGTTTTTCGTTGTCAGCAGTTTCCCGTCCTTCGTTGCCAACACCGGGACAATCGGACGCACGTCCGCCACAATCCTATAAGAAGCGCCGGTTTCCACGGGGTTCGGCAGCACCTGGACGCTGAGAATATCCAACATCGCCTTCATCCACTCACCTCAATTCGTATCACCTCAATCAAGGTCTCATCCCCAATCCAGTAGGTGATCTTTAATTTATAAATTCCGATTTGCTCTGGAGCGATCAGCACATCAATCACATGGTCCAGAATCTGTGCGTCCCCAAAATCTTCTACTTTCGTTCCACGAACCAGTTCAAACTGCGCTTTTAAAATCGTAAACGGTTCTCCCCTTATATTTTTTATCTGAAGACGTACATGCCGTTCTTCTCCCTGGTCAAACATCAGTATCTTCTGCATACCGCCCTCCTTACCAACTCTGCATAATAATAGCTCGTTAAAACTTTGGTTTCCCATACCGGTCTTTCTGCTTTCGCATCGTAGGGGTAGGGTTCCAGCCGCAGGCAGAGGTCTTCCAGGTGGAAAGTCACCAGGATTTTCGTGCAGTAGGCCACATTCCCTGCGTCGTCATAAGCGGTAAAATCCGCAATATAGGTTCCGCTTTTCGGCGGGGGAATGGCGATTTCCCACCAATCCCCTTCCACCCGTTCCAGAACCATCTCTTTTCCATCGATGTTCCCTACTAAACGTATTACCATCAGGCATCTGTCACCTTCACTTTGATGAGATAGGTTGCACCTGCGTCTACGGGGTTCGGTTCAATGATGATTTCCTCGAATACCGGAGCACCCGTATCCAGGGTTACCGTCCTGGTCACGGAGGTCTCTTTCCCTGCGCTATCTGTAGCCTTGATTACGATGGTATTGGCCCCATTCTTTAAAGTAACCGTCTTACTGAAGTTTCCGCCGCTTCCTACGGTTACATCTCCCTGGTCTTGGCCGTTGAGTGCGATCTTCACCGTCACGGGACTGCTGGTCACATCGTTGGTGGTACCGCTGATGGTCAGGGATGCCTGGTTTGTTACCAGGTTATTCGCCGGACTGGTAACATTTAAGGTAGGTGGTACCGTATCAACCTTGAAGGTTACGGATTTCTGGGTGGCAGCGTTTCCGTCGTAATCAGAAGCGTCTACCTTGATGGTATGGCTTCCGTCCGAAAGAGCCTGGCTTGGTACATAAGAACAGGTATAGCCATTTTCTATCGCCTGCTTGGTGATCGCGCTTCCCATTACCGGTGCGCCGGAGTCTACCGTGATCTTAATGGTATCCGGGTTGACACCGGAGTCATTGTCTGTCACCTCCCAAGTAATGGTCGGCTTATTGTTGATTAAGGACGCACCGCTGGTCGGGCTGGTAATGGTGACAACTGGCGCCACTTTTTCTTTTACCACCAGCCTTAAATCTTCCCCGAAGGTAGGGTCTTTATCATCCACCATCGTAGAGTTTCCGGCATCATCCGTAGCCGTCAATTTCATACTATAATAATGTCCTGTCTGATTATAAGAAGACTTTGCCGGCGAAGTAGCCTGGGCCTCCCAATAGCCGGATTCATCATTATAGGTCAGGTTATAAGTCTGGCCATTTACCTCTAGTTTTACTGTTTTTACACTCATAAGTATTCTCCTTTTTGCTATTATTCAAAAAAAATCCAGTCTCATCAAATTTTTATGCCATCTTCCATATCATTAACGAAGGTTCATTACCGCTGGTACGGCGAAAAACTGCACTTTTACTTTTTGTAGTAACTTCTACATCCGATAACTGCTCTATAAATTTTCTCACATACACATTCCCTCCTGATTCTGTTGCAAAATACATATTCGCATAATTTCCATATGCTAACATGACAAAGCATGCCCCTCCATCATTCAGAGTCACTGTGTGTGAAGCCGCACGATCCCGCTGTTCATATCGCGCCCCAACACTGCTGTCTATCAATTCCCAGTCAAGAAACTTATTTTGTATTGAACTCAAAATCCTTTTATAAATTTCTCCAGCCGTATTAATCAATTTCTGAACAATTACATTTCCGCAAATTGGAAGAACATAGAGAGTAAATCCACTTGTAACAGGAACGTTATCCATCCCAGCCGTATATGAAGTATTTGGAGAAAAGTATATTCCAGGCATGTGGTAATCATCCAAATCCGCGTTCTCTGGAAGCAAAGTTGAAATTCCAAAGATACTATCTTCAAATTCATAAAGCTTGTCCTGATCGAAATAAAGCTTTGACACACTAAAGTATGTTTGCCCTCCAAACATATATCCTACATTATCTACCATTGCTACAAATTCAGGCTCATCCGCATTTCCGCGCGGCGTGTATTGGGCTACCGTCTGCACCTTCCCAGTGTCGTAGTCTATCATTTGTAAATAGATGCCCGAAACACTCATCGACGAGCTCACAATCTCTCTTACAAAATATAGCCCGATAAACTTGCCACCGTAACAGAAGGAAGACTGTGCGGTCATTTCGCCTGTTCCCACGTAAGAATCTCCGTAAGTATTTTCATATTGCTTCAACAACTCCCATTCTGAATCGTAAATTTGCAGATACGAGGTGTCCAAAACATAATATCGGTTATTTACATTATCATAAGAGACCAACCACTTTGCTCTTGCATTACCAAGATCCATAGTATTCTCTAAACCAAATGTGGCGCCATTCAAAACAGCAATCTTATTCGCATTCATTCCTGTATTTCCAGTAGCGACATATATTTTCCCAGTCCCCGGATTATAAGTAAGGTCGTTAGCGTGTCCCAGATCCAGAGTCACTCTCTTAATAACTGTCTCATAATCCTTATTCAATTCAACTAAGATACAAGAATCATTATCCTTATTGACAATCGCAAGAAGGAAATGATCTGTCGTCGGAAGATAGCATCCACCTTGTAGCGTTGTATATTCGCCGTTCCCGGACAATGTCTGGAGAGCAAGACGTTTCCGATAAAGCTCCCTTTTTATCGGCCTTTCCAATCCAAAAACAGCCTTATTGATCTCTCCCGTCAGCTGCTCCCCCTGGTCAGATACCGTCACTTTGAGATCTGCTAAGTCAGACTGCATCTGTTGATAACCTTCAGGTGTGAATTGTGCAGCCTCCTGAGCAGCCTGTCTCGCCATCTCGGCCGCATTCTGAGCGTCTTGCGCATCCTGAGCAATCTGCGCAGCCAGTTCATAAAAATCCGGAAGATCTGAATCTGAAATGTCTGTACCGTCCCCAAATGCAGCCTTTTTTACCGCCAGAATGAAAGTCGCACTTACCAAAACATTATTTTCGTTTTCTATCACCACTTCGCAATAAACCCGTCCGGATATGGCAGTCATGTTCTGAGTGATGTCACAGGTCACTTCTGTACCACTTAAAATGGCAGAGTAAGAAAAACCTTTTTTGTCTCTTTTCGTCCCCTGTACTTTAGCCGTAGAGCCAGCAGGGATCTCAAATTCTCCAACACTGGCATACAAATTAATATGAAGTGTCCGGCTCCCTTCGTCAAATTGACTCACATTGACAACTGCCGGCAAACCTCCAGGCACAACGTCTAGATATATCGTTTGGTCTAACATGCGTTCCCTCCTTATACATAATAGGAAAGATTAATATATAATTTTTCCGTCCTCGAACATGGAACATTCCCCGTGGTCCCATAGTTTGAAAAAGTCACATTCCCGTTCAAATCTATTCCTAACGTCCACTGGTTTATCCCACTTCCCACCATCACTTGCCGAATTGGTACAGACGGCCACATATCCTCCGGTAACACAAAGATCAACCGCGAATCCCCTCCTTCTATCTCCTGTACAGGAGAAACTATCCCTTGAATACTCACTCTTCTTTCATCTTTTCGATACCGCAGTCCATCATTTTTCACAAAGAAACCTGACAGATTAGCTGTCATCCACACAGGCGCGGTACCATTTACCAGATTCATTCCGTCAATGATAGCTCCTGTCGGCTGAGTATCCTCATCAACAATCGCAGATACCGGCTCAATGCCACTTGACTTCATCAGATACTCTCCAAGTGTCACAGTATACTGTCCTTCTGATGCTCTAACCTCAATTTTAAGAACCCTGCTCTCTAAATACATTTCCCCAGTATTGTCAATGACGTAAACTGTGTCTCCAATCTTCAACCCATCTGGAACCTTCTTGAGCGTGACTTCATAGTTTTCTTCCATTCGACTTACTTTTTTGAGGGATGCGATCGCCTGCGAACACAGAGTCTTCTGATTCGTGGATGTCCCATTGAACATCTTACAGATATAACCAGCGTTCACCCCTTCTTCCGCGTACCTACGACTCCAAATCTTATTTGCTTCCCGGCAAAAAAGATATGTTCCTGCCACATAGAAATTTCCATCGTCATAGGAATACCCGTTCAGGCTGATAGGCTTATCCGCTCCTTTCGGAGTACCTCCCAGCACCTTATATCCAGTAGCAAGATTGGCAATAGAACGTTTCACGACGATTTTGTCTATCTCTCGGTTCAATCTCAGCACAATTCCAGAGTCTTTTCCTCTCCGCTTATAGATGTTAATATATCGGTGTTTCAGTTCCAGTCCATCAATCTCAAAACTGTAACCGATTTCTGCCCCAAACGAAGCTGCGATGCTCAGCAGCCGCTCAGATGCGGTGGAGTCCGTGTCCCAAGAAAGCGTGCGAGTAAGGTTCGTGATTTCGTTAATGTGTATTTCGAATCCACTGTTTTTTGAGTATTTTTCGACATAGTAGGATATCGGGTATGCCTTATCAGCGGTATATTCTCCGTACACATCATTAAGAAGATCCAAACCTGCATCCTCCGCATAAACATAAATTGTATTATTAGAAGTGTCCGCTTCGGTGTCAATGATCGTATAGAATTCATCCAAATCATCATAACTCCGCATGACATAATTACCCGGATACACCATGTTTCTTGCCTCAGACAACGTATCCTCCTTGTATTTCAAATCGAATTCAAAAGTGCTTACACCTGAATCCACGTCTTCAGTCTTGACATCATTGATAATACGGTATCCCTTAGGAAGTCCAGTAGAAGCCTTCCCAAGAATATTTAAAAATCGGTCAGCAAAATATACAATCATAAATATACCTCCCGATACCGCAGGGTTATATCCGGTTCTTGGGCAAAATCTGAGTAGTAACAGGCAATGTTATTGATTCCAGGATTCAACTTAAAATTCTCCCAGTCGTTTCCCAAAGCTCCAATTTCCGGAGTAGATTCATCATCAATCAGGATTTCTCCTGAGCTGCAATCAAAGGTTACTTTCTGACCTTCGGCAAATTGATTTTTCAGGTCAGTCCAACCATTGACTCCGTATTTATAGAATTTCAATCCAATTAGCGTATTTCGCACCATTGCAGTTCTGGAAGCATATTTAGCTACAAATAAGTCTACTTCGATACCTTCCGCATCTGCCAGATCATCATTGGAATATTCATAGATTTTCCCGCCAATGGTGAATCGAAAATCCCCTCCGTTTTTTTCCACCTTCGAGTTGGCTGTCTTTGAACCGGATATCTTGCTGGCACTATTACACTTATAACGAATCGATTTCATAATTTGATTCCCAACTCGAAGTTCAGCAATGGCATTCAATGAGGCCCTCGTATTTTTTACAAACACAATGCCAGCTAAAGGCCTCTTCTCTCCGGTGTCCAAATAGCTGACTACAAACTGGGCCATTCCCAGCTCTTTTGCCGAGAGAGAACCAAAATAATTCTTCCATTCTAAACAGAAATTCTGCGCTCCGATATGGCCTGTAGAGTCGGCGGGAACGGCTCTGTGAAGCCCGATCCCATGCCAGGAACTTCCACTTCCCCAGTTATCGCCAGTCACACCGGTACCTTTTGCAGTTTCCTGAATCCGCAGTGTTCCATTCTGAACCATATTTCCGTACAGAGTGGCCTGATTCAGGATCCATATTCCAGGACCATTGTAAAAACCTTTATTAATGAGGAGCTCTGAGACGTTATCAACATCCTCTCCATCAACTTCAGACTGATTTCCAGCCAGCAATGTCGCACCATTTTTCTCATTAATATAGGAAACATATCCATTGTCACTAGTCATGACTGCATCCACAGCCGGATAAGAAGGGTATGTCCCCTCGTAATGAATCTTAATAATCCCGCTGTCATTCGGTTTTGCGGTAAACTCGGTCACAGAATATTTAAAGGGGTCCGAACAGTATATTTCAATCTCTCCGGTTACGGAATTAACACCGGAAGGGATGTCTTCTAGCTTCGTCTTCGTTCCAATATAATACTTATCCAGCTCGTCATTGAAGGAAATATGGGCCTGTTCTGCGTTCAGGATGCCATTCAAATGATTGAAAGCCTCGCAGAACTCTTCGTTGCTCTTCGCAATCAACTGATATCCTACTAGAATTGTTCTCGGCTCATATCTGCGCCTTTCGTACAGTGACCCATCTGCAGCACCAACTACTGTGTCTGTGATTTCCGCAGATATAATTTCCCGGCCAGACACATAGAGCGTTCTATAGCCAGGGATCTCTGCTTCTATCCATTTTCCATTAAACTGCATGGCCTGGGCCGGAAGGGAAAATGGAAATTCCGTGTATTCTGTTGTATCTCGAAATTCATATAGCATTCACAACCCTCCTATGACCGACCTGCCAGCCGCTTACTTCTCGTCTGGAGCCTGCCGAGTTCATCATCCATGTACTGCGCTTCCGCGCGTGCAAACTCCCGTCCATCAATGTCAAACGGAACAATGATGGTAATATTCCGGCTGTATGAATAGGCTTCTGACAGTTCCCCTTGAAACCCTCCCAAGCCTGCAATCGCAAGGTTTGGGATGCTCACCAGATCTTCTGATACCGACCAAGCCTGATTTATCATAGACTTGATGCCATTCACAAAACCTTCACCTACCCAGAGACCTTGTTTATAGGTAACCTTTGAAGGACTTCCAATTTTCGCCTTGGCAGCGATTGCTTGAGCTGCTGCCGCTGCCATCTGAGAAGCAATATTCTGCACTCTGCCAAGACTGGCTGCCATGCCATTGGCAAAACCCGCGCCAATATTATATCCATGACTATATGCAACTCCTGCGGACGATCCTAGAGCCGCTACAGCATTTGCAGAGATGCTTCTTGCTGCACTCACAGCAGCTGCTCCTCCTTGATTCAATCCAGACGTAAATCTGGACATCGCCGTTCTTGCCACCTGGGACAAAGAATTTAATCCAGTTTCCAGATTATTTTTAATACCGTTTGCCATGCTCTTAGCTTCGGATGTCACTTGTTTATTCCCTGATTTAAAAGCATTGATAAAACCATCCATAGCACTGCCTGCTACACTTTTCAACGCATTCAGGCCACTTTCTACAATATTTACTGAACTCACCATGGAAGACAACGAAGATTCCGCTGATTTCGCATTGCTTGCAATGGATTTCACGGATGAACTGACCAATACCAGGGATGTAGCCAACAGTGCTGCTCCTGCCGCACTCAATGTAACTGAGGCTCCAAAAGTTATCAACCCGGCTGATGATAACAGCAATACAGCAGAAAATGCCGCCATGGAAGCTGTCAGCAGAAGAAGTATAGCGCTAAGTGCAGTCGCTCCACCCAACATTGCTGTCAGTCCCGCTGCCGCCGCTGTCGCCCCAGTTGCAACCATTGGAAGTCCGGCTCCAAGTAACGTTGCCGCAGTTGCCGTAAGGGTGAGCCCAGCAGCTAAAAGAGTTGTTCCAGCGGCAAGAAGAGTAACTCCCGCCGCAGCCACCGTAGCACCGGTACCAGCTATAAGAAGACCAGCTCCGAGTACTATGCTCGCCGCTCCTGCCGTAGCTGCGCCCGTTGCAAACACGATCATAGCCGCTCCTAACTGAGCGATCGCTACAGCTCCTGATGCTCCATACTGAGATACAGTTGGAAGCACTCCGGCTACCACAGCCAACGCTGCCGATCCAATCAAAGCTGATGTTGCTACTAATACAAGTGCTGTGCCAAATGCCAACATGCCAACTGCTCCTGCTGTTAGCATTGGACCCAATACTGCTGCCAAAGCCATTAATCCAGCAAGCGCCACTACCATACCCGCCATAACAGCGATCGCAGGGGTACCGGCACTCACCAAATTAACACATGCCTGAGACATCAACGCCATTCCTGCTCCTGCAATTAATACAGCCGCTCCAAAAGCGACCATCCCAACTGCTCCCGCTGTTAGCTGCACCCCAACTTTTGAAGCCACCACCATCAAGGCTCCTATTGCTGCCACTAAACCAAACATGGTGGCTATTGCTGGCATTCCGGCGTTTGCAAGCGCAATAGACGCTTGTGAAAGAACCGCAAATCCTCCACTAATCATCAATACTGCGGCGCCAAGAGATATCAGTGTTGTCCCCAGAGCCCTCAGTTTTCCAGGGCCTGCCGTAATACTTTTTAACATTACCGTCATGCCAAAACCAAGAGCCCCCACAGCTCCCACAAGCCCAAACATCACTGCAATTGCCACACCACCCGCATCAGCTAATCCCGTTGCCGACTGAGCCAGTAAATAAAACCCTCCGCTAATCATGGCTACACCGGCCCCCATCAACAAAAAAGCTTTCGCTGAAGCTAATATCTTCTTAGAACTGCCCGAACTGGATCTGCCTACCTGTTCCTGACTTCTTGATATACCAAACAGTCGGGAGGCGATCGTTCCAATTCCTGCCGCCGCCAGCCTCCCGATAGATTTCACAAATCCCCCCAGCATAGGCGAAACCACAGATAATATTTTCAGCCCGGCAAAACCAGCTGCCAGTTTGGGGATATGAGGTATCACCTTCGCAATCGCATCCGCGTTCTTTTCCAGGAATCCCGCGAACTGTATTAATTTTTCAGAAACCTGCTCGACAATACTTCCAAATTTTGCGACAGACTGATCTCCCCCAATCTTACCCGTTGTCTTTGAAAAAGATGCTAAAACTGCGGAAAAAGCACTGCTGAATGCCTGTCCTACACGGCTTCCGGCCGATTCCAGCTTCTCCCAGTATGGCTGCAAAGATACGATAAAGCCTGAAATCTTGGGAAAAGCCTTAGATACGGCATCCGACAATTTATTAATGGAGCTTACCACGCCTGCCTTTGCAAAGGAATCATATATCTGCCCCATGCCAGTGGTAACCGTAGCTTCCAAATTTCCCATAGCCCCTTCAAACGTCGTTACCGAACTTGCCGCATCCTTGGCCATATCCGTCATACCAATGTTATTCATAGCCTGGCCTAAAAGCTCAGCAGTAATAGCCCCTTCTTCCATCGCTCCTTTGAAATCATTTCCCAAAACAGGATTCAGCTTTACAAGCTCTTTTTTCAACCCTCCCGCAAGCTGCGGACTGGCGTCCAAAATTTGATTCCAGTCTTCTGCATGTAAAGCCCCCGCCGCCATTGCCTGCGAAAACGCAAGGCCTACTCGGCTGAATTCCTCTGCGCCTCCTCCAAAAACAGCAACTGCGTTTCCAACAGATTCTACCATTCTGTCTGCATCTTGAATTCCATTCGCCGACAAAGCTCCAAAAGTACTCATAACGTCATTTAACGAAAATACTGTCTGATCCGCATAAGTTTTTAATGTCCCTGTGGCTCCCGCAATTCTTTGAATCTCGCTCTCCGACGTTCCTGAAAAACGCATTGCCTGCTGCAGCTTTTGCATGGAATCCGACGTACCGATCACTTCACTCCCAAGGCTTTTTACATTTCCTGCAATGGCCGAAAACGCGCTTTGTCCAATCCCTGCCAGCACTCCAAAACCAAGGCCGCCTGTAACGACACTTTTTAAATTCGAAATACTGCTTTGCGCATTCTTCATTGCTGACGAAAACCCACGATCTGCCGCCGATAAAACCGCCCTTATACTAAAACTCTCAGCCACGTGTCTTCCCTCCTCTCAAAAATTTGCTAGCCTCCGCAAAACGACTTTTTACAGTCCCTCTCGCCTTCTCTAATTCCTTTTCATAGTCATAGAACTTCTGAAATTTTGTAAAAATCGGCCTCGTTTTATTTCTGCCAATTTTTTTCTGGGCTTTAACCGAATAATTCAAAAATGCCTGCAAATGATTTCGATAATCCTTGTCGATTTGCTGCAGCTTAACCGCTTCCATGAGGAGATTGAATTCTGGAATCGTCAACTGATTCACTTCTGAAAACGATTTCATTCCAAGATAACGAAAACAATTTAAAGCGATCTCTCTATACTGCTCTTCAAAAGTTAATTCTTCTTTTCCTCTTTCTCTATCTCTTCTAATATCTTCCGAACTGTATTTTTGGTACAGTTCGCTTTCTTTAAAAAATCCAATACCTCCTCAAATACCGCATCAATATCTGTATCCTCATCTTCGATATAACTGTCCAGTATTTTTCTCGTAACACGCGGTTCCATTCCCTTATTTGCCAAATCCAGGACATCAATCAAAGCTTCCACATCTCCGTTCAGGATTCCAGCAAATTTATAGTTGAACCCCACATCCTTTTTCACTCCTGGCAATCCTTCAACCGGCACATTTATCTGTTTATTGATCTCCCGCAGAAATCCTATACCGAATCGAAACGCATACACCTGGTTATTTATTGTTAATTCCAACATTTTTTCCTCCTATCCCATATCATGCGCCTACTCTGGTAGTGTCCTTAAATACGTAGCTTGCTAATTCCTGTTGTTCCGTTGATACTGTCACCTCTCCCCGGGCTCCGGTTCCGTTGATACCAAATGTCAATGAACACTCTACAAAATCTTCTGCGGAAGAAGTCTTCTCAAACTCCGTCAGATATCCCTGAAAATACATGCCCTTAAATTTGTTGTCTTCTTCCTCCACCGGTTCCGCAAGATTCGCTTCCCAGATTTCAATTAATTCATCTGCATCCATGGCATTTTCCAAAGAATCCAGCATTGTATCACCTTTGGCCAAAATTGATGTCGCTGTGATCTCCACTTCAGCTGCTCCCGGCGTCCGAATACTCCCATCTTTGGTCGCTGTAGAATCGGCATCCTTGCTCTTTGTCCGGCCATTTTCTGTTGTAAACGCAAGCAGAGTTCCATCCTTTGTACTCGCATCTTTTGCAATTCTATATAAATAGACAATTTTAGTTCCCTGTACAGCTTCTTTATTTCCACTGCCTGCAAAAACTTGTAAAGGCAAAGCAGAAAACCGCGGAACCTGGTAATGTTTAGTCATTCTTTTTTTCATTTCACTCATCAAAATCACCTAAACCTCCTAATATATAAGCATAGGGTTTCCATACCCTGTTTAGAAATTACGAAAATTTAAACTCCAATTCCAACAAACCATGCAAAAGTGGAATCTTTGTCGTGTTATCCGGCAGAATTCTCTGGTTCATATTCCGTACATCCCATGCAAAATTTTCCGTGTGTTCCAAGCCATAGCAGACCCTCTTGATATCCAGCAATATCCCAGATAAAGCTCCCCGTTGCTTCGGATTGTTATGCCAAACGTGGATGGTTTGGTACACACTCCCAAACACAGCTGACTTGTTCGGGTCATCCGTCTGTTGGCTGTCCGCCAGATAAATAAAAGGATACGGCGTGTCCTCCGGCGGGAGGAATGTATCATACACGTCATATCCTTTATTTCTCAAATTTAATAACAGCTCTGTGAAGAGCTCCTGCTGTGGATCCATCTCATCACCTCGTCAGCTTTTTCATGTCCTTTTTAAACTTTTCTCTCTGCTCTTCAAAAGCAGGTTTTAAGTAGGGCTGTGCTTCCATGAGTCGGGTGCCAAATTCAACATACGGCGCGTATTCTGCTGTTGGCTCTACCTGGGCATTCATGCCGCCGTTTGTTATCTCCAGACTAATACTACGCTTCAATGTTCCGGTATCTACTGGGGCATTTCTCTGAGCTTTTTCTTCCATTTCTGCTCCATTATGACGGACCACCCGTTCCACATCATCCATACTGACATTATTTTTCAGTTTCTTCTGAAGCTTTTCCATACCGATAATCTTAATCTCGCCCATCACTGTACCTCCGAAAGCACAAGTACCTGTTTCGTCCGCAACTTCCTAATAAAATCCACCGTGTATAGTTTTTCTCCGATACGAATCCGGTCAAAAGGTTCGCAGATATGATTTTGAACTTGGACCGTTAAACTTCCTTGCCTGAGATTTCCATAAACCAATTTGAGCATTTCCGTCTGTGTTTCAGAAACCAATGCAAAACATGTATTTTCTTCAATTTCATCTTCTGCGTAATTGCCAGTCTGCGGATTATATTCTCCCTGAAAAACCTTCTGAAAATGAATAGGCACGTCATATCTCAAAGAAATCTCACCTTTCCTCTTACCACATCCTTCTGCGTATCTAAATAAGCCTGGATATCTGTTCTGTAATTTGCAAAATCATCCTCCGCGAAAGATAAGCTTTCTCCTTCAACTGTATGAGAAGAAAGCCCTTCCGAACCGATTTTATTAAACCGAATAACAGACACATCCACAAGAATATACTCCATCTGAGGGGGCACTTCAATTCCACCCAGCAATAGTTTCAGCCGGTTTTTGGCCGCGTCCAGAATAATGTTGAGTTTCTCGTCAAGTAAATGTTCTTCCACAGGAAGTCCCAATAAAATCTTAATCTTTTCCAGCATGAGGAATCACCTCTTATTTCGTAAATACTACCTTAGCAAAATTGAAGATTACTACCGACTCATCATCCACCAGCACTTCAAAAGTATCCGATGACGTCACCCGGAACACATTATCAGCCTCCCATGGAATATTCTCTTTAGAGGCTGCCCCGTTCTTTTTGAATGTCATGTTCGTTCCGGACTTTGTCAAATGGAATGGGAAGAAATACCCTTCCTGTTCTTCCGGATCCGCTTCATTAAACCCTGTATATCCTGTTACATGTTTCATAGTACCAGTTACGGTGCCATCTTCATACACTTTTACATCGCCCCCAATAAGAGAAGAAATCCTCTTACCGTACAGGGTCTGACCTTGGGACGGAATAGTCAAAATGTCAGACCCGATTATTCCCCCGAGATTGTACCTACAAATACGCCATCCTGGAATTCTGGAAAGAATTTCACGCAGGACATCAGCAGGGTATCGACGGTTGCATTGCCCGTCTTTGTGGAATGCGTCATACCAACAAGGCCGGTAGTATCTGCGGTCAGATTGAAAGTCTGTGCCACATCACCGGACATCGGTACATATGCGCCTCGCAAATTTTCTTTTGCAGTGGCAATCGGTTTTTTTGCCTCTACCTGCGGGGATACAATCGCCGTACCCAGTCCAAGGAAGTTTTCGATATAAGTAAAACCAAAGGCAGTCTGCATGGTAATCTGCGCAGTGCCAAGATAATCCGCCACATCCTGCGGATTGACGAAGTATACCGGGCTGACGTCCTCGTCTTCATAATATTTCTGAAGCTTGGCCCACAGATTTGCCAAACAGATCTGCAGGTTTGTTCCTGCCGCAGTTCCTGTACCAGCTTTCAGAACCGTATAGAGAGAACCTTTGATTCCTTTTTGTACTTTCTGAATTAGTTTTTCATCGCTCTGATTAATTGCGATATCACGGCCCACCTTCTGGATTGCTTCTGCTGTTGTATTCCTGCGGTACTTATCCAGATCCAGCGTAATAGTGTCCGCCAGTTCTCTTTTTACGTGGGTAAGATCAATATCTTCACCTTCTCCTACCTGAGCAGCCAGTTCGCCAACGGTCCATTTATAGATTTTAATATCCGTTCCAGCAGCCATCGGGATCAGATCAGTGATTCCCAAAAGCTGCTGTAACTCCACAATATTCTGGGCAATCCGGCTGGTAAAGTCCACGGAAATCGCAGGAGTAAGGTCCGCCGCAACTGTCGTTCCTGTTTCTGCTGCAAATAACTGCAACTCTCTAAATACTTTATTCTTCATGTCATACCTCCATTATTTGAATAGGTGCATATTCTCCTGAATCAATCTCTGGCGTTCAGTCCGGTCTTTTACTTTCATGATCTGCTCCTTTGTCAATCCAGATGCCCCTCCGGTCTTCGGTGATTCACCCTTCAGTGCATCCTTAACAGATTTATTTACCGCACTCTCAAACAAGAAAATGAAATTTTCAACCGACTTTTTGGTCTTGTCCGCATCCTCGGAAACTAGGACACTCAAAAGATCATCTCCTATGTTGATGTTCTTCTCACTCAGCATCGCTCTGGCTGACTTTGTCATCTCAGAAACCGCCTCTTTGCGGAGAAGTTCCTGTACCTGCTCCTGAAGTTTCTTGTTCTCATGTTCCGCTCTTTCCTGAGCGTTCATTTCCGTCAAACGCCTAGCCTCGTCAAGTTCTTTCTGATGCTTCTCCATCATCCGGGCAAACTTTTTATCAAAGATGCGATCAAGGTCCTCGTCTGTATACTTCGGTACGGGTTTGGGATCCGGATTGCCTTTCGGATCAACCTCAATTGTTTTAGGGTCTCCCGGCTTCGGATCTCTAGAATCATCTAGATTCGGATTTACAGGTGCAGGATCGTCTGCAAACAACTGTAACGCCATAAAGTTTTTATTTTTCATAACTCACTGTACCTCCATAGTTTTAAGTGTCAATGCTTCACTTCTCCGTAGCTTATAGCTTCCACGCCTGGCTTTTCCATAAAGTTTATTGACCTTCATGCCTGGTCACACTATCCGGATATAATCCGGAAATTCATCGGCAATCAAACAGACGCCAATGAAAAAGGAATCCACTAGAAGCTTTCCTGCTTCCGATAGATTCCCGTAATGTATATCAACCCTCCCGGGTGATATTTCATATTTAATTTTATCCTTTGCCAGATCTTCCAGCGACCTGATCAGAGTCTGCGTCAGCGCCGTCACACCGGCACAGACAATATCTTTTCCAACCTCTGCGTAATTTGCATGGCCGGAAACTGTAATTCCGCCCTTCCGGACATTTACTGCAATCAATCACACCACTCCTTTACTGCTCCGGTCATTCCCCGCCGATGGGAGATTATTGGATCACCGCCTTCCTACTGATAACCGCTTACCATCAAATGATATTGTGTCTCCGATTTTCGCAATCTCCTCACCGATTCTCACCCCTTTCAATGTTTCGGCTCCATCCAAAATATCATATAAAAATTTGATAGTCCTATAATTTATCCGGGCAGCCAGCCAATCAGGAGCCAGCATGTTCGCATCTTTTGATACGGTATATTGCTTTTTCATAAATTTTCTCCAAACATCTTCGGATTATCCTGTAACAGTATGTACAGAGCAGTTCCAAGTTTCTCAACCTGCTTTTCTTTTAGACCTATACAATACATTTCATCCAAACCATGAATGATTTCATGAAGGAAGGTGGCCTCCTTTTGTTTATCGGAACTGTTGGTATTCAACATAATCTTTTCTGACAGATAATGAATCTGGCCATAAAGCTCTTTGCCGCCATCATGTAAATTCTCCTGTTCTTCTACGGTATATTCTTTATACAAAATTTTTACTTTCTCAGGTATATTCATTACTAAAACCTCCTAAAAATGAGCATTAAAAAACAGCCGTTTCCGACTGGCTCTATAATCTCGGTACAATATCTTTAATATCTTTCAATGTTTCTCTTACCTTCTTCATCACCGAATTTTCTTCCAGGTACTCAACTCCGTCAAAAGTGATGCCTATCTCGTCATAATTCACAATCCGGCCCGTACCTTTTGTCATACGGCACCTAACACCATTGATAAATCCCTTTTCCTGCATCTGAATAATGATATCCAGCCAATAAGAATATGGGATGCCAAACCTTTCATAGCTAATATCTTCTTTATTGACGTTGACGCCCTGCTTCATACATTCATACAATTCTTTCAGGATACAATAAATGATTTTAAACATATCGTCCTTCGCCATTGTTCGCACCTCCATGTAAAATACCACCGGCCATTTCTGACTGGTGGTAGCTAAGCTGTTACTTTATATTCTTCCGGAATAACAATATCAACAGCATCTTCGAGAAGTTCAAAGTTTTTATCATTCGGAAGATAAAACAAGTCTAATTTTCCTGTATTCTTATCTATAGTTATTCCTTGCTTATCGTATATCGTTTCCGATTGTGCGCTTGCGCCATCAAAAAGCCATCTGTCTCCGAGATCCTTAATTGAGTAAAATCCTATATCACCATATTCTTTTTGAAAATAATTCATAGCCTTTTCACAAGCTGATTTAAACTTCATCCTAATCACCTACCTCACAAGCTGTAATCCCTCGATCTGACGGTTCGAGATCGTCGATTCTCCAAAATAAGGTTTTATCATCTTCAACGTATGAAAATATTTTTGATGATATCTTCTCTCCTGATTGCACGTCATAGAATCGGATCTTTCCATTCACTTTCTCAGCCACAATCACGTGTCCATTCTGTCTGCCTTTCCACGTAACTGCCACTTCTACCCTCGCTCCGTCTGGCCATTTTTCAGTTACGCTGACAATATCTTCCAATCCGCTTCCTGACGTTGTCCTGACCTCTGCACCTACCCACGCCGCTTCTGGATGGCGACTTAGGTAATGGTTTTTAGTTGCCGGTCTTGCTATTACGTTATACCCACGTTTTCGCATTTCATAAGCAGATATACAATTCGTGCAATTTGTTTTATATGCTTCATCCCCGGAAAAATAATTGGGATTTACAGAACACAACGAATCGTCCAGACCTTCAACCTGTTTCCATGATCGCGGAATACCTTCATATATGCTCCTCTTATTTGATTTCATTATACCAGAATCAGAACCTTTTGCAACGGATTTTCGGCTCGATTTCTGCTTGGCTTTCAGTTTATTCCACTCTTCCGTGGTGCCGCCTTTACTCAGGTAATCCAGCCAAGCCTCGTATTCTGCGCTGTCCTCGTAGCTGGCCACAGAGCAACGACACCTTGGATGCATCGGCGGGGCGTTCGTTCCTGGCATCATCTTCGCGACCTTAAAATGCTTCTCATTCAACGCCTGACAGATTGGACAGGCTGTTCCAAGCGCGAGGAAGGTGTATTCCTCAAACCCATTCCGCTCAAATGATTGCTTCTGCGCTTCCGTCTGCACCCTCGCCAGCTCCGTGATCATCAGCCGCTCTGCGTTGCTCTGGCTCACCCCGAACCGCTTCCTGAGATGCGATGCCAGCTTCCGTGGATTCTGTCCCTGGATCAGTCCGGTCTGTAGCAGGCTGCTCAGTTCATTTTTAAGCATTCCCTGATACATCCAGATCCGGTCTGAATATGTAGCATTGTGGAAGGATGCGTTCACGATCGCATGAGCCGCCTTCGCATTATTCTGAATTGCCTTTCCCAGAATTCCCGCCTGCCGCTCGAATTCCGACATGGTCCTCTCCGTCAGGATCTCATTGTAATATTTCTGTAGCTCATCGAACCCGGAGACCATCTCAAGGCCGATCTGCGCTTTTAAAAGCTCCAACCGATTCACCTTCATGGTCAAGTTATAAAGCCGCATCTCCTCATTTGCCTGTGCTGAAAAATCCTTATTCTTGACGTATCGGGCAGCCTTTCGGCCAAGGGCTTCTATATCAGCTTTTGCGGCACGCTTTTTTGCTTCCGCCATCGTGATGCCTTCTTTGCTGGCATACTTTCCATAAAATCCGTTGATCTCTTTCTCAATCTCATCAATCATGTTCTGGTAGATCTCCCAGATACGTTTCTGGTACTCAGCTTCATCCTGGATATTATGTTTCCTCTGTTCCGCTTCCCGGTTCTTCCAATATTCCAGGCTGTTCATCTTTAGTTACACCTCCAAACATCTGCTGCATGACTGTATCCTGCTGAGAGGTTTCTTCTTCCTCTATTCTTTCGATCTCCTGTTGTATATTATCAACAACTGATAGCACTTTAAGCTGTGTCTCGCGTGATGTAATTCCAGAAAGATTTCCAGCTATCTGAGATTCTTCCAAAAGATTTGCCGGATAGTTCTGGGTAAACACAGGTTCAATCCCTACCCACGCATCCTTTTTCATCCCCGAAACTGGATTGCTGAAAATCAGCTTATACCGCCGATTCATTCCCGATTTAAACTTCATGGCCTTTGTTTTGGCAAGATTACTCATAGCCTGAAGCTTATATTTGAGCGCTATTCCAGAAGAAGAGCCAAAATTTTCATCTGAAATATTCGCCACCATACTAATTTGGAAGATCAGTTTCTCTAGCCGATTGATTAAATTCTCTTGCGTTGCATCCCCGTTTGGCTTTTGCAAAAACTCTACAACCAGCTTTCCTGCGTCTTCACCATCAAAATTAATGATACGATTCCGTCTCAGGTTAGTCAGTTCTCCGTCGCTCAATGCTGCGCCAAGAATCTTTAAATAAGCATCTGCAAAGTAATCCACATCATTTGCTTTCTCAGATATCGCCTTGTTATAAGCATCAATCATAGGAAGGGCACTTTCAAAAATTCCCATCCGCTCCTCATTTTCTACAAACTCAACAGCAGGAACACCACCAAATCCATGTCTTTTCGGTTCTCCCACCCATTTGTATGACCCCCGGTTCACAAAGTGCTGTACAACTTGACCATCAGACCAACTCCCCCACTCCACATTATCTGCATCCTTATAATGCCTGACAAAAAAGAGCGGGCGCTCAAGGATACTGTCATCATAGATCATAAAGGCATCAAGCGGTGTCAGGTATGTAATACCAATGTTACCTTCCTCATCTACAAAGTACATTTCATACCCCTTCCCATAGATGCTGCAGACTTTTGACAGTTCAGCATTGTTATCATCCTGATCGTTGTACTGATCTAAGAATTCAAGATACTTCGATACACCTTCATCGTCACAGATCACTTTGATCGGAATACCGATAAAGAATCCATTCATTGTATCTGTGATATACTTTGCAAAATTTACAGGAATACGGTTATCCGGTTTCCAATCTGGTTTCTTCACATTCTGACTGATTGCATACTTATTTTCATAAGCATCATGCAGCTTCTGGTACCGTTGAGTAATCTCAGTCTTATGTTTTGTCATATATTTCGCCAGAAGTTCCGGCGTCATCCCCGTGTCTGCCGCTACTCGAAACATTCTATATTCCTCCTGTCAGTCCACTGTTATAGCTTGTCTTTGGCTTCCTCCAACCTTCCACACCGTAACGCAGCGCCGCCATTGCATCATCCATATATGGTACCGGTTCATCCAAATACTCTCCGGTGCGCTCATCTTTTTTCCACTTCCACTGCTGCAATTCCTTTATTGTATTTGTACAGGATGGGTGTACATAGATCATACGGTGTATTACCTTGTCTTTGCTGACGATTCCTTTCAGCCAGTCAATCTGGGCTGACTGATACTTCTTCTCCGTTGTATGCTCTTTACTTACTGCCCTTGCTCGGAATCCCGCTGTCTTCCATGCTTTTATCCGGTCTGGTTCTGCCGAATCACACCACATTGTTCTCTTTATGGGAATTCCATCTTTGATTGCCAACGGTATGATCTCCGCCGTTTCTTTCTCAAAGACGTATATTTCCTGTAGGATGTAGATGTTATCATCCTTCATCCCCAACAGAAGAATGGCATTGGCATGATTGAATCCAAAATCCTGCCCAATCGCAATGTCATCGTAATCATCCAGATTCTGGCTAATATTTTCCACTGCCCAGTTATGCAGGATTAGACCGCCAACTTCACCCCAATTTCCTAATCCATAAATCTGATATCCTTCCGGATCCACCTCTTTACGGCGAGCCATTCTGGCGTGATATGCAGCATCGATGAATCGATTATCCAGATAAGTACTATGGTGTGTCAGCACATTTGAATCCGGAGTATCAAAAAAGACCTTCTTGATCCAATGATTTTTGTTCACTGGATTGAAGGTCATTCGAATTTGATAAAATTGGTCAGGCGGCAACTCGCCTCTGAGACGGTCGTCTATGATCTCAAAATCTGCCTGCGTGATCTCCGTTGCCTCTTCGATCCACACATCCGTCAGTTTGCCCCTCTGGAAAGTAATGGATTTCAGTTTCTCTCGCTGCTTTTCATCGTTCACGCCCCGGAAGATGATCTGATTCCCGTTAGGTCGAAAAGTAAGAGACAGTGGACTCTGTTTGATATTCCAGTATCTATCCACCTGGTCACCAAATATCCGATAAGCTGCGCCCGTCAGTTCCGCATAGGTACTGTCCCGGTTCGTGATATCCGATTTCCGGATACAGATCAGGTTCCGGCCCTTATCCTGCATCAGGCGCAAGAGATAATTCTGGGCCGTATCAACACTCTTCCCGGAACCGGCCGATCCTTTCATCACGATATACCGCTTCTGACTCCTGTCCACTTCACGGAAGCACGGATTGGCTTTTACCGCGATGTTCATCCAGTATCATCCTCGCCGTAGTCAATCGTGATATTCAGATCCATATCGCCCGTCAGCTCCACCTTGTCCTTGAACAGTCCGAGATGTTTCCCGAGATCAACCAGGGCTGACTTTTTGTCATACAACTTTACCTCTCTTTCCGTTCCGAACTCATTCGGCTTGATCTTAATCGACTGGATGCAGGCAAGATCATCGTCAGACGCGTCCTGTTTGATCTTCGCTGTCTCTGGGTCAAGAACATCCGTGATCTTTGCAAAACCAATTCGTGCCAGCTCCTGCAAGACTCGGTCTTGATTAATGCCGGTTCGGCGAGATCTCTCCGCCATGGCTTTATCTATTCTGCTTTTGATTTCAGGTTTTCTCAGGTTCTCCTCACCGATCGAATAGGCCGTCTGAGGGGAATAACCGGCTCTGATGGCAGCCTGAGTGGCATTCAGGTCAATCAGATACTCTTCTACAAACCTCTTCTGTTTTTCTGTCATTCAGGCTCACCTCCTTTACAGCATAAGAAAAGGCACCCAGATCACTCTGAGTACCTCCTCTCTTTTTACCTGCTAACTTCCAGTACAGACATCAATGCTTCTTGTAACACCTTAGAAACATTAATATGTGCCGCTTCTGCTTCGGCATTCAGCCAATATGGCAACGTCACATTCCTTCTTACAGACTTATTTTCAATGGCTCTGCGATAGCTTACCAAATCTACGTCCACCAAAGATACAAAGCCTTTTCCCTCTTCAGCAAATACTCCTTTTTCCACTTCAATGTCAGAAACTGCTGATGGTTCTTCCAGAGATGCTTTGTTATCCTCAGCAGTAATGCAATGAAGTCCAATCGCATCCCGCGCCATCATAATCGCGTCCGCCATCGTTCCTTTTTCTTCTTCAGCCCCATTTGCTTCTGTATATATTTTTAAATCTGGAACCTCGATTAAAATATTATCTTTTGTTTCTGTAAAAATAACTGGATATGCTACTTTCACCTTTCTACCTCCTTCGCTTTTTAAGGTCAGGGGGTTTTACAACCCCCATTTCCTCAAAATTGCTTTTGCTAGATTTTCGTTGACTTCTTTGTGTCTTGGTACTTGCTCCTCATCTTTACCCCGTCGGTAAATATCGTGATTGCCACCATGCCGTTCAAATTTGAAGCCTGCACTTTGAAGTTTCTTAACCAGGTCCCTTTGCTTCATATCGTTCCTCCTTATGATTATATTATACACATTTTATACACACTTGTCAATAGGAGGAACTATTTATTCTAACAAAAACACCCCATATTTCTACAGGGTGTTTCTCAAAAACTACATAGGGGAAAAATCAGCCGCCGGGCTCTGACACACCGGCAACCGCAACGTCAAAGATTTTTGCATTTCTGCTTATTCTAAAGAATACCACACTTTAAGCGAACGTGACCGAACATTTTTCAAATTATTTTACTTTTTCCAAATAGCGATTGTGTTTCATTCTACATCCATCTTCTGTATATTTCATTCTCTTCTTTGGATATCTAACGTTCATTTGGAGCGCTACCTGGGCCCAGGTTAGATCATCCAGATAATAAAGTCTGAATATCTGTCTCAACTCACTTTTGGGAATCGTCTCTATGTAATCGTCCACCTTATTGACTGCTGCCAGAAGGTCGCTCTCTACAATCTCCAATTTCGCAATTCTTTTTTTTAGCATCGCCTTGGTATCCTCATAGGCTGGCTCAGGAAATCCTGTGATCTTAATGGGGCCGATCGTTCCATCTTTTCTGGTTCCTTTGACAGTATCTGAGACCACATATCCTTTTTCCTGCATCTCACTTAATCTTCTTTGGTCTCTTTCGATTCTCAGCCTGAGATCTGCTGCTTCCTGCCTCAGTTCGCAGTACTCAATCAGGATTTCCTTTGTCATTTCCATTTCTTCTCACTCCTTTACTCTCGGATAATAGGTCCTTTCCCGGTGGTATTTTTCGACCTTCCGAAGCTTTCCCAAAAGCTGTACCATCTTGTCCAGTGTTTTCTTATTTTGTGGCTCTTCAAAAAATTTCACAAGATCTTCGGTTTCCTCTACAAGATCTTTGTAGCACCTTCGCACCTCCCTGCTTTTGTGAAGCCTGGTGCAGACCTTACTTCTTTTCTTGGCTGTGGGTTCGAACTCAATTTCATGAAGAAAGTCCTGAAGCCTTCTGTCTTCCTGCTGCATGTTTTTCTTCGCAGTCTCATAAAGGTCTTGGCTTTCTTTTACAAAATCCAAGAATCTTTTCAATTCTTCTGATCTCACCGGCCTCACCCCCTCATCTGACGAAATGCCCACCAGGTATAACACTCACAGTATCCGCTAGGGAATAACAGGCGAATGTGATGCTCGTATAGCCCAGCGACTTTCACTTTAATTTTTCTCACGGTCTTTCTGCCGTGCTCTCCTTCCATAGTCGTTTCGGTTATGTAAATGGTTTCCCCTATCCTTATCCCGTGCTTTTCTTCCAGGCGCCGCTGCCTGTCTGCTTTCGCGATCGCCTGATCGGCAGTGGGGTCTGGAATTTTTTCATGATTCATCTGCTGCCCTCCTTTAGAATTTCATCAACAATAATTCCCTTCATTCAATCCCGCCTTTCTCGACAACCTCTATCGCCTTATTAAATACGCAAGCCATACAATCATTTTCTCTACATTCTTCTCCGAAGCAGTCTTTACTTGCAGGTGATAGCATAATCTGTTTACATTTGTCCAGTTCCTCAATCACCTTTTCCTTGTCAAAGGCGGCAGGCTCATCCATAATCATGTGCTTTAATGCTGTTCTTTCATTTAGCTGTGCAACATATCTCGGATATGCATGGCTTGTTGTTGGCGTATCTAAAACTCTTTTCTTTGCCAATTCTTCAAACTCTGTTATCTTGTTATATAATTTTTCTGCACTAATCAGCTTGTCCATCTTTTCTCCTTTCCGGGCGGTATGGCTCTGGGAGAGGCTGCCAAGCATTAACGTATAAATCATTGGCAATGCAAGTATCCTGTTCATCGCAATCACCCAGATAAAATGCCCCGCCCCCTTCTTCGTCTCTATCGTATCTTCCGACCATTGGAAGACTAGAATTCGAAAATGATAAAAGAAAATATTTGTCATCTTTCGGCAACTCACGTTCCACCGGAATCCAGCCATCATCTTTGGCAGCGACATTTATGTCGTTACCATCATTCATATGCTTGCGGATGATACACTCTATTGTTCCTATCGAAACACACATGGCGCCATACCCATCTGCTACTTCTGCATATACTGATGATACTTTTATCTCTTCCAGAATCTTCTCTAATTCCTGCATGTTAGTCCTCCAATCTTTCATTCAACATCTCTATCCATTCCTCCAAAGTAATCTGTCCTTCCCTGTGGGATTTCTCCACTTCACTTTCTACTTCTCCAATTATCCTGCCAAGCATATTCAGTGCACTTTGGAAATCTGCCCGTGGATATTCTTTGTATTGCCTGCACAGCGCTCTCCATGCATTATTAAAGCTTTCGATTACTTCTCTGTCTGTCACAGTTACCTCCCAAAAACGTCCGCAGCATCCGCTCCCGATAATCCATTTTTTTTCTGCTGCTTTTCTACG